CCGCAGTTGTTGTTAGGCATGTATCCAGTGGATGATCCACAGGCTGTGCGTAACCCGCGCAAGGACACAACGTACGTTACGGCAGGTGTTAACGCTAGTGGCAGTTTGACTGGCGGTTCGCGGGATCTTCAGTGGGGGTGGAACCCTGTTGGTGGGTCGAGTAATTTTGATGTTGCACTAACGCCAAACTACTTGGTGGCAACGACATTTGTTGGTACAGTAAGCATATCTTAAGGAGCTTAAAATGGCATACACACGATCAGCCGACGGCATTGCTAAAAAAGGTAAAACTCAAGGTAAAAACTTGGGTGATAGCGGCCCTACCGCTGGCATGATGGATGGCGGCAAGGGTAAAGGTAAGGGTAAAACCAACGCCAATATGAAGACTATGGGTCGTAACTTGGCAAAGATTGCCGCACAGAAACGAGGCTAATCATGGCTACATTTAGCAAAAAAATGATGGGTAAAGAAGTTGGCGATGCCAAAGTCTATGCCAAACCACACACTATGACTGGTAAAGAAGTTAAAGCTTCTGCTAATCCCGGATCTGGCCCTGACCACAGCGATGCTTCTACAGTCAATATGTCTGTTGGGAACATTACTCGCCGCTCCGCGCCCGCAGCCAAAACTTCGGGTATCAAAGTACGCGGTACTGGCGCGGCTACTAAAGGTTTAATGGCTCGCGGCCCGATGGCATAAACTATGGCAATGACATACGCCCAACTTGTGGCTGCGGTAACTGATTACACGCAGAACACGTTTGATACGACTGCAATCAACACAATGATTAAGCAGGCGGAGCAACGCATCTATAACACGGTGCAGATTGCTAACTTGCGTAAAAACGTGACGGGTGTATTGTCCACCGGCAATAAGTACTTGGCTTGCCCAGAAGATTTTCTTTCAACATACAGTCTTGCTATATACCCATACAACTCTACAACTGCTACCGGAACTTCTGGTGCAAAGAGCATTGTGGTGGCTAGTACAACTGGCGTGGCTGTAGGTCAACAAGTTACGGGCACAAACATTGGCACTAACGCTATTGTTCGCAGCATTAGTGGTACAACAATTTATTTGACTGTAGCTAATAGCGGTACAGTTAATACTACGGTTACTTTTCAAGGCGACTATCTGTACCTCCTGAACAAGGATGTAAACTTTGTTCGTGAAGCATATCCTTTAAGTGCGCAAGTTTCTGAGCCTAAGCACTACGCTATCTTTGGCCCGCAGTCAGCTAACGTAAATGAGTTGTCGTTTATTCTTGGCCCTACACCCAATGCCAACTATTACGCAGAACTTCATTACTACTACTATCCAGAGTCTATTGTGAGTGCTAACACTACATGGCTGGGCGATAATTTTGAGTCTGCATTGCTGTATGGCACTCTGTGTGAAGCTGGTGTTTACATGAAGAGCGCACCGGAAGACGGCATGTATAAGACGTACCAAGAACGGTACGTTCAAGCTATGGCACTTCTCAAGAACTTGGGTGATGGCAAGCAACGTGCTGATGCTTATCGTGATGGTCAGATTAGGGTGGCAGTATCGTGAGTAACATTCTCCAAACCCAGACGACCAGCTTCAAAAAGGAGTTGTATACGGGCATCCACGATCTATCTACAGATACATTAAAGATTGCTTTGTATACAGCTAATGCTAATTTAAATGAGGCAACTACTGTTTACACCACTACCGCAGAAGTGACGGGTACTGGCTATGTGGCTGGTGGAGTTACGCTTACAGGTATCACAATTCAAGCATCTGGTTCTACGGCCTATGTAGACTTTGCTGATGTGGTGTTTAACGCATCGGTTACGGCTCGTTGTGCTTTGATCTACAACGTCACGCAAGGCAACAAATCCATAGCTGTGTTGGACTTTGGTTCTGACAAAACCTCTACAAATTTCACCATCACAATGCCTGCTAACACAGCAACAGCAGCATTAATCCGTTCTTCTAACTAAGGAGTCACCATGACTATCGACAAAATGACTGCCACCGACATGGTGCAAGCGTCCACTAAATACAACACAATGCCTGAAGATCAAATGTCTATTCAAGGTCATTACACTGCCGTTTGCTATAGCGCAGATGGTTTTGTTAAATGGTCTGATGATATTGAAAACTTGGTCACTACTGTAGGCAAAAACTTTACGCTGGACACCACGCTGGGTAACACCGCAGGCGGTGCAGTTGTAATGGGTCTTAAAGGTGTGGGTACAGCAGTTGTAGCTGATACACAAGCTTCTCATGCAAGCTGGCTAGAAGTTGGTCTAGCCAATGCCCCAACATACTCAGGCAATCGTCCTACGCCTTCGTTTAGTGCGGCTGCTGCTGGTAGCAAAACTACATCTTCTGCGGTGTCGTTTTCTATTACCGGCACAGGCACGGTGGCAGGCTGCTTTATAAATATTGGTGGTAGCGCAGTTAAAGACTCAACAACTGGCACATTGTTCTCCGCTGGAGACTTTTCTAGTTCTAAGTCTGTTGTGTCCGGCGATACCATTGCTGTTACTTACACTGCTACATTGACTTAACATGGCTGCTGGATGGGGCGATAATACTTATGGCGAATTTGGTTGGGGCGGTGTTACCGCCTACGAAGAAAGCGTCACTGAATATTTGACCCCAGCTACGGCTTGGGGGGTTGATACTTGGGGATCTAGTCCTTGGGGCGGCACAGTCCCCATGTTTGAAACTCAGACAGCCACAGTAGCGTTTGGGGCCTCAATTACTGAGACAGCGGCTATTACAGATAGTCAAACTGCGGTATCAGCCTATAACGAAACTGTTGCAGAAACCGCAGCTATTACAGACTCCAATACGGCAACAACGGCTTATACGAGTACGATTACCGATAGCTTTGCTATTTCCGTTACGGAGTCAGCCACAGCCAATTTTCCCGCGTCGGTTACAGAAACGGCAGAAACGTCAACAACTGAAAGCGTAGCGGCAACATTTGCCAAAGATATTACTGAGACTGCGGCTACATCTACAACAGAATCTGTCGCGGCTACGTTTGCCAAAGATATTACAGAAACTGCGGCATTAACAGATGCAAATACGGCTATTACGGCTTATACCACTACAGTAACAGATTTAGTAGAAACAAATACGGCTGAATCTGTACAGGTTGACTACACTGCTTCTGTTACAGAAACCAACCCAATCGTAACGGTTGAGGAGGCTGTAGCTATTTTTGTAGCCAGTGTGACAGAATCGGCAGCTATTGCAGAAGAACAGCTTGCTACCCTGATTATGACCATCACAGAAACGATGGCTACGTCTGACTCTACAACGGTTGGAACATACTACATAGAATTTATTGCAGAGCTTGCGGCTATCGCAGATAATCTACAGGGTGGCGCAAACTATCAAGTAAGTCGGTCAGAAACGGCGGCTATAACAGAAACAAACGGTGGGCGATATTTGTGGGAAATTATTGATGACACAGAGGTCGCAAACTGGCAAAATATCAGCAATCCACAATCACCGGGTTGGACGGCTGTAAATAATACAGAATCACCCGGTTGGACAGTAATTTCTACACAGTAGGAGCATTAAATGGCAAATACATCCCTTATAGGTCTAACCCTTCCAGTACAGGGCACGCTGTCTGGGCAGTGGGGCGACACCGTTAACAACGCCATCTCCCAGATTGTGGACGTTGCGGTGGCGGGTACGCAGACAATTACAACTGATGCAGACATTGATCTGTCCGTTACTGTTGGTACTTACGCAAGCACGGGTCTAACAGGCAATAGCTCACAGTACGCAATTCTTCTCTGCACAGGCGCACGTACAGCACTGCGGTATATCAACACTCCCAAGCAAAGCAAAATCTATGTTGTCATTAACGACACAACAGGTGGTTACGCTGTCACTGTTCGCGGTGGCCCTACATCTCCTACAACGGGTATAACTGTAGCAGCAGGCACACGGGCAATCATTGCTTGGGACGGCGGTCTTGCTACTCCCGACTTTGTTAATGTGGGTGGTGGTTCGGCTGCTGGCTCTAACACTCAGGTTCAGTTTAATAGCTCTGGTGCTTTTGGTGCTTCTGCTAACCTAACATGGAACGGCACTACGCTGACTTCTACAGGTTTTGGCGGCCCACTAAATGGTACTGTGGGTGCAACCACTCCAGCGGCTGGCGCATTTACTACCTTAACAGCTACAACTCCAGTGGCTGTTTCCTCTGGTGGCTCCGGCGCAGCAACGTTTACGGCTAACAATGTATTGTTGGGCAACGGAACTTCTGCTTTTCAAGTTGTAGCCCCCGGCACAAACGGTAATGTTTTGGTGTCTAACGGCACTACATGGACATCAGCCGCCCCCGCAGCTTCTGGCGTATCACAAGCCAAAGCTACCATGATTTCAATGATTTTCGGATTCTAAGGAGCTTTAAATGGCAAACCCAAACCTCTTAGCCGCGACCACAGCTTCCGGCACAACCACGTATTTGACACCCGGCGGTACAACTGCTTTAGTTCTTGTAACTAACGCAGCCTCTAGTGGTCAGGTGTTTAAGATCAACCAAATTGTTGCGGCTAACGTCAACGGCTCTTCTGCGGTAGACACTACAGTGTCCATTTACTCCAATGGCGCTGTAGCCCAAGGTTCTGCACCATCTGGCGGTACGGCCTATCCAATTGCTTCTACAGTGTCTGTTCCTGCTGATGCTTCGTTAATTGTTGTAGATAAAACAACAGCCATTTATTTGATGGAAAATAGCTGCATTTCAGTAACTTCAGGTACAGGTAGTGGCATTACATACAGTGTTTCTTATGAAGTAATAAGTTAATAGGAGCGACTTATGTCATTCCGATACAAAGGCGCAAGGTTATCCAATACTGCGCCAACAAGTTACGCCACTGGGCTTTGGACTATGCGCCAGCAACTTCAAATAAATACTGGTTCGGCCCCCGGCTCACAGTATTACCAAAGCACAGGAACCTTTACATGGGTTGCACCTGCTGGAGTCACATCAGTATGCGCGGTGTGTATTGGGCCAACTTTAGATTGGGCAAACAATGCTTATTATGGCCGTGGTGGTGGTGGTCTTGGCTGGAAAAACAACATCCCTGTGACACCGGGGGATTCTTACACCGTTGTTGTCGGAAGTAGTTCAGGGTCTGGAACCGATTCATACTTTATTAGCAATACGATAGTGAAAGGCGGCGCGGCGCAAACCCCGTCTACTGGCGGCACTTACACTGGCGATGGTGGTGGTAATGGCGGTGATGGCGGCGTGGCTACTGGGTCAACATCTGGAGCAGGTGGTGGCGGTGCTGGTGGTTATGCAGGTAATGGAGGTGCTGGTGGTGCTCAAGGCCCATATAACGGTTTTGCGGCTGCAACAAGTTCTGGCGGCGGTGGCGGCGGTGCTGGAGGCACTTCAGGTTCATTTGGCGGTGGCGGTGGCGGTGTAAGTGCTTACGGTATTGGCGCTACAGGCGCTGGCGGTATTTATGGCGCGGCATCTAGTTATGAACCCGGTGGCGGTCGTGGTGGTTCTTATGGAGATAATGGCTCTGTTTCAAACACTGGCGGTGCTTATGGCCCTGCGGCTAAAGGTGGCGGTATGGCTGGAACAGGGGCGTCTGTTTCTGGTGGCCCGTATTCCGGTGGGGTGCGCCTAATTTGGGGCGGTCTTACTTTCCCAAATAATGCCGCATAAAGGGAGAATATGAAATTATTTATTCGCGTTAAAGATGGCGTTGCATTTGAGCACCCAATCATGGGTGATAACTTTGTACAGGCGTTTCCACATATTGACATCAATAATTTACCATCAGAATTTTCTGAGTTTGTTCGTATTGAAACACCCCGTCTAGGAGTCTATGAGGTCTATGAGGGCGTGACCTATGAAAAAATTGGAAATGTATTTCAAGATGTGCATCATGTTCGTCAAATGACGGCAGAGGAAAAAACAGCGCGTCAAAATGCGGTTAAAGAGGAATGGACTCGTACAGGGTTTTGCGCCTCATGGATTTTTTACGAAGACATTTGTCAGTTTGCTCCCCCAATTCCCAAGCCAGATGATGGCAAGGTTTATGATTGGGATGAAGAAACATTATCTTGGATTGAGGTAACACCATGAGCGAACAGTACCCCGGTGGTTGGCTGACCAAAGCCCCCCCAACACCTTCTGGCCCATATTACAACAGTACGGCCCCCGGTATTTGGACGCTGACTCAGCAAGCTCAATACCAATTACAAGGCATCTGGCCTACACAGGGAAATAATCCGCCAATCTATTGGATTATGACAATTGCGCCTCCTGTTGTTGGTAGTTATACCACTATCAGCCTAACAGCCAGTAGAGGGGGTGTTGATTCGTCCGGTAATTTTTACCCATCTTTTGGCATGTCACCACAAGCTGGCCCATATTCCGCCATGTGGAATATTTCAAAAATTGACATTAACGGTAATTTTATTTTTACAAAATCTTACGAGTTTGGCGGTGGAGGTAGCGGTTCTCTTTCTAATGCTATAGCAAATGCTTCAAATGATTTGGTTGTTTCGGGAGTTACCAACACAACACCTTACTATGCGTTTTACGGAAAATATAATTCCTCTGGATCCGCAATATGGAATTCTCAACTAACAACCTCTGATACTACTTTGTATAATTTTGCTGGTGCTGATTCAAGTGGAAATCTTTATTTTGCTGGTCAAGATGATCTTATGTCCGTAGGGACTTGGATACAAACAAATAGTTCTGGCGTTCTGCAAGTTGGACGAAAAATTTCGTCACCGCGCCCTTATGCGTACATGAGTTGGGGGCAAGTAAATTCTTCGGGCGATTACCTTGGTGGTGGTTCAACCATTTACGAAGGGTATTTAATAAAAATTAACTCCAGCAGTAGTATTGTTTGGTCTACAACTTTAGGTACTGGCTACGGTGGATTTTTATCTTCTGTAACAATTGACCCAACTTTTTCATTTCTATATGTAGTTGCAAATTCTCCTAGTAATTATGTTTTTTCTCTTTGGAAAGTTGACGCAAGCAATGGCACGAGCGTTTCATGGAGCAAATATAGTAGTGATTTACCTTATTACAGCGTTTACATGGCTTGCGATTCAAGTGGGAATCTTTATGTTCTCTCGCAACCAAATAGTGCGCCGTCTACCGTAAACATTTTGAAATTTGATTCATCAGGAACTTTGCAATGGCAAAGAAATTTAGTTTACACAGGCGCAAACATTCAGCCTGTTAGAATAACAATTGATAGCACAAACTCTGTATTTTTTGTGACTATTAACCAAGCTTCAACTCCAAATCGGGCTGTTATTATGCGACTGCCTACTGACGGTTCGCAAACTGGAACCTATGGTTCTTGGGCCTATTCCGCTTCATCCTACACAATTAGCAGCGGTGCAACAGGGTCTTGGACAAGCGCCGCATTTACGTCAACAGGAAGTCTTACTTCTGCTACATCAACCCCAACGATTGCCAATACAACATTCACGGCTACGACTGCGAAAATAGCATGAACTACATCAATCTTTTGACTCTTGAGTTCCCTCGGTATCAGGGAGACATTCGTCTTAATCATCCAGAAATTGGTGAAGAGTTTGTGTGTCCAAACACATACGCGCCAGTCACTGTATTACCTGCGCCAGTAATTGACAGCCAAAATCAAAAAACACAATTTGGTACGCCGTACGAAAGCAACGGTCAGTGGGTTGTTGATTTGGTTGTTGTTAATTTGACTGACAAAGAAAAAGCAGTTAAAAATGTAAAGCCTTCTCAAATTGAGCAAAATCCAGAAATTAAAGCAATTATGGAAAAAATTGAAAAAGATATGGTGTAGCCATGTGGGACTGGGCTGAAGCATTCATTGCCGCAGCCTGCCTTGTGGCCTTTGTCGTTTTTGGCACGTACATAATTGCATGGAGTATGGTGTGATCAATGCGTTGGCTCATACTGTTACTGCTGTTAGTGTTGGCTGGAGCCGTAGCCAAGAATGGTTGCCATGTGCGCGAGTTCTATGGAATAGCGTACACCATTCACAACCCGTCCGAGCGCCATCAGCAGATGTCTATATGGCTAACAAACAATGCACAGCACTGTCGATCTCAAGATTATGTAGTGATGTGGAACAACTTGTCAGAGTGGGCTGGCGCGGCGGATTCCGCCGAGCTTAGAACTAAAGTAATTCACGGATACAAAGAGGCACAAGAGCGTGAAAAGAAATGATCCCGCCTATACACAAGTGGTATCCAATGGTTCAGCCGGGGGGCGAGCCAACTAAGACAGATGCGCTAGAACGCAGAGCAGAACGCCTGTCGGAAGAATATGCACAAGCGTTAAAGATGAAGAAGGTGAAGGACAAAATTGACGATCTTGAATTTGAGTTGTATGTGAAGAAGGCAGAACGCAATCAACTTAGCCTTGAGATTTTTAC